CGGATTTCCGTTCCACGGACTTGTGTGCGCTTACCGGGGGATGCACCTTGCCGTTGTCACCCTGCGCTTCCGAAATGATCTTATCCAGCAGCTTTGTGGCGGCTTTCATGGACGTGCAGGCATCCTTGAGGGACTTCATGCGGGAAGCAGAAATTTTGCGCCCAGCCTTTACCTCGGTAACGATGGCCTGTGCTTCTGCTTCGATGCGGGTTGCCGCATCATCCGATTTGTGGTCCGTAATGACCGCCTGTTCGTTCATTGCCCATGTGACAACGCTGATTTCCCAGAGCTTGACTTCGCGGAGGTGGCGGATGCCGTTCTCATCGTAGTCAAACACGACCGGGTCATAGCCGATGGAGAGTTCGCACAGAACGCCGTCATGGATCAGCGTCTTCACATCCCTGCCGAGAGTGGTATCACTGATTTTTGCGCTCATAAAAAGACCTTTTGCATCCTCGCGGAGTTCGGTAGGAATGCCGATCGGCAGCAGACTATCGTTATGCCCGGACAGGATTTTCACCCGGCCGATGCCCTCGGCGATGGTCTTCGTGAAGGCACCCGGCTCAATAATGTCGCCGCCGCTGTCGATATTGGAGAACACAGCTCCATAGCCGGAGAATGTGCCCTCTTTATCGTCAAAG